CGGCTTCTAGGGCAGGCATGATGAGTGATGGATACGTTTCAATGCCCCAGTTCTTGAGCTTGAGGTATCCACAAGGTTTACGCTTTGTGCGATTACCTTTGTAGTTTGGATCTATTTTCTTACGGAAGTTAGTGACATCCGTAAAGAATAGTTTGATGTCTTCAGTGTCAAAGCGGGAACAAAGGTTAGTCAGCTCTTGCTCGACAATCCTTTTGCCCCGCCTGAAGTCCCCGACAATCACTGTTAGATCAGGATTGTATTCGTGTTCTTCTTCAGAAGCCGAAGCGGCTCTATAGAAAAAGAAGTCAGCATCAACTAGGAGCTGGAGTTGCATGGGTTGGTTTAGTGGAAGTGGTTGTGTACAAGCGGTGGTCGTTGCTCCAGAAAGATTCCCAACCAGAAGGACAATTCCAGATGGGATTATTGAGAGCGTATCTACCCTTGCGTTTGTTTTGCCATCGGACACGCCATTGAGAAAAGTCTCCTTCTGGAGTTACCTCAACGGCGTATACATTTGGTGCTTTAACAAGACGACCCCGGTGGTTCCAGCGCATCTTGCCATCTCTGTTGTTTTGCCAAACACTGCACTTCACATCGACACGTAGAGCGCCAAGCTCTGGATGAACAATGACCATGTCAGTGTCGCCAGTGCAGCCATTATTGCGAAATACCTCACATCCTTTCCAGTGACAAAGAAGCGAAACATATTGCTCAGCCATGTCACCCAGGCGGCTGGGACTAATGACAATCCGCCCATGAGTTTCCGATTTGGTATTCGCTGTCGAGTTGACATTTGAATTGTAATTGGTGTTCAACATCTTTCATTGCGTAGGTGGTTATGTCGGCTGCCATCTGTGCCTGGTCCGCTCTTACTGAGAGCTGAACCTCGTCATGCACAAAGGCCATAGGGTAATAATCAATACCCGCTTCTTGTAAAAGCTCGTTGATGCGTATACACCAGAGCTTGCAAATCACTGCTCCTGCTGACTGCAGAAGGTAATTCAAAGCCGCGTGTTTTTTACCTTGTAGTCGGATAGGACGACCATCAAGACCTTTCAACACATCAGACTCTGCACGTTTCTGAATTGCATCTGATAACTCCTTGAAGCCATCAAGATCCTTCATGATCTGTGCTCTGATTGCCTTACCTTTAGAGGCTGCTTTGGATTTAGGGGCACCAGATGTCAAGCCTAACTTAACATCACCACCGCCATAAATTAAGCAGTAAGTTACCCCCTTGCCAGCTTTTCTGTCCGTTCCATAGATTGCCGCCAGTTCCGTATGAATGTCTCCATTGACAACTGTGCTCGCAAAGCGGCCACCGTCAAATCGAGACAAATAACTACCAAGACACCGAAGCTCCAAGCCGGAAGCATCCGCCCCCACTTGAACACGGTCTTGACCGGGGTAAAAAAGCTCTCGGTATTCATGGGCTGATGGAACCTGTGCGAGGTTTGGACGGAGGTGCGCCATACGGCCGGTATTGGTAGCCAATACACATCCGTGATGGATTCGACCTTTTCGCTCTTGTTTGAGCCATGCATTCTTACCGTCAGATAGTTGACCTAGGTGTTTCTGTAGTTCAAGGATCCGAGCAAACTTCAATGCTTCATCTGTTCCGATATCTCGGAGAACAGCATCATCAATCTTTGCTCGACCACTGGCAGTACGTTCCTTTGCGGTCCACCCTCTGAAGGTCTCGAAAGCCCAGGCAATGTGGTCTCTGCTCGTTGGACTGAACTGCTTTAGTTTGCACATTGCAGCACCCTCGTGGTAACCCTGTGTTGAGTTTTTCCGCCTGGGGGTGAACAAACCTCCATCAACAAAGAGAAAGGTTTCACGCATCTCGTCTGAGAGTGCGTCCAGTTCAGTTCTGAGTTTTGACTCTAATCTGTGAGCTTTGTCGATATCAAACGGGAACCCCATCTTTTCTTGCCATGCCATGATGTTGGCAATACGGTGCTCGGTGTTAATGCAATCCTGATATAACGCAAGTTTGGGTTCAAACATGCGAGCAACCGCGCAACTGACAGTGACATCTTGTTGGCAATAAAGACCCATCTCAGGGGTGTATACCGACCAATCCCCATCAAGACTTTTGCCAAACTCCGACTTGTGTACGTTGAGGCGATGTCCCCACGCTTCCAGTGAATGCCTGCCGTATAAGTTTGCGGGCATGTTTGCGGGGCGCGTCCGAAAGTCGCGGTCCAGTATGTCTGTGAAGAACAATCTGGAGAGGATGAGAGTGTCATAAGACGTGCCCAGATATTTCCAGTCGGGGTAAATTTCTCGGATAGCTTCAAAGTCATATCCGATGATGTTGTGTCCCCAAAGCTCATCTGCAGTGAGCAGAAAAGCCAATCCTTTTTTGATGTCGCCGTTGTCCCAAAAATACTTTTCATTGGTGTCAAGATCTTGAGCAGCTATGCAGTGGATGGTGGAGATCTGACGAAGCAAGCCGTCAGTCTCAATGTCAAACGCCAGACGCATTGAATAGTTTTGGTTTGATTCGTCCGTAACCAGAAGTGATCTCTAGTACTGCATAACCGGCGTCATGCAGGTGGTCGAAGATGTCAACCTTTCTGAAAGCACGAATGGCAGACACTCGTTCTTTCTTTTTCCAAGAAGGCTTCTTGTAACGGACAAGGTGGATATCAGAAGGAAGCTCAGACTCAAGCTTCAGCAGCTCATCATGTGATGTCTGCTCAATGTGAATAAGAACTGGATCTTTCAACTTTGAGTATTAGCTCGGAGGGCAATAAGAATTCCCTTCAGGTTCTTTCGGATAGCTTCACCACCAATAACGTGGTCGAGTTCAACACCGGAAGGACCAACAATCAGAAGGGTCGGATAGGTGGTCAGCCCATAGGCTGCAACCAATGCCGAGTGGTTTTCCTTCTTCATCACAGAGATGTAGTTGGCCAGATCTGTGTCTTCTTTGTAGATCTGCCTGAGGTAATCCTTAGTCTTGGTGCAAGGGAGGCAGTGCTCTTTTGTAAAAAGAACTGCGTGGTTGGCGCTAGAAGTCATCGTATGGGGTTGGCTGAGTGGAAGTGTCAGCGAAAGAAAGTTCGGCCTGGAGGCGGCCTGTCTCGGCGTTGTACGCGAGCTGACCAGCTGGGCCGGTCTGTCCGTTGAAACGGTTCTTCAACACAACCAGCTCAGATCTGTTGTCACCAGCAGTGATGTTCCGCTGGAGAGCGATGACTAGATCTGAAAGTTGTGCGATCGAGTGCGATCCCCTCAGCTGGCTGAGTGAGACCCTTGCTCCGTCTTCATGACTTTGATCTCCCTGGTTCCGCCGGAGGTGCGAAATAAGTAGAAGACCAATGCCCGTCTCCTCGACGAAACTTCGGAGCTTTGTCATTACTACATCGATCATCTTCCTCTCGTCGTTGGATTCGTTTCCAGACAGGAGGATCGACAAGTGATCGAGAATAATCCATTTAACGTCGTTAATTTTTACTAGATAGCGGATATCGTTCAGCAGACGGTCAGGATCAACAGACCCAAAGCCATCCCTAAGGTAAACATAACCACTTCCGAGGGTATCCCGAAAAGCGGTCTGGAGCGCTTGATCTCCAATTTCATTGTTCAAGTGCAATGGTTTGTTTGCACTGACAGTCATCAAACGCAAGCCAGTACGTTTGACTGATTCTTCAAGTGCAATGTACCCGACACGTTGGCCCTGCTTAATTAGTGAAACCGCAATTTCACCGCAGAGTGTGCTTTTGCCTGTTCCAGATCCCGCTGTGAATACACATAATTCACCCGCTCTAAGGCCACCAGTGACGCTATTAAGGTCAGGATAGGGATAGTCAGCATCACGACCATGTAGAGGTGAAGAGACCAAGTCAAAGAGATCACGGCCATCGATAATTGCTTCAGGTTTGTAGGGGGCCATCTTGTAGACGGCTTGGCGTATCGCTTCTGCATCTCCGGCTTGTAATGCCTCTGATGCATCTTTGTATCCACTAGCAAGAGTGGCGACAAATACACGCCCAGGTGGGAATAAATCGATGCACTCCTGGACTGCTTGTTGTCCAGCAGAGTCGTTATCAAACATCAGCACGATCTCATCAAAGTTGAGGAGATACATGAGCTGATGCTTCAACGCCTTGTAAGCCGACTTAGCACCATTGGGCAGGGATACCACAGGCCAGTTGGATCTTGCTTGCCACACAGAAAGCGCATCAAGCTCCCCTTCAGTAATGACAATTGTCTTGCCACTACCGAAGTTCTGCTGACCGAAGAGCTGATGATCTTCGTTCTTACCTTTCCATGTGAAGTTCTTTTCTTTATCCCGTTCTTTGTAGGCAACAACTTTGCCATCTGAGTAGTACGGGAATCGAATGACATGTGGGTTTGAATCCACACGAACATTGAACTTACGACAAGAATCCTCTGTGAGTTTCCTGGATCTGATTGGTGCAAATTCTCCCTGGTAAGGAATCATTCGTCTGGCTTTGGTGGTGGAAACGGGTTGGCCATCACCTTGACGGTGATAACCGCAGCTAAAGCAGTAGCCTCCTCCGTCTGAGTAGATGGCGAAGGCGTCACTGGAGGTACATTCGGGACACGGCTCGTGTCTGACGAATGTGTTGTCATCTGAGGAATCCAAGTTCATCAGCTAACTCCACATATTCAGCAAGAGCCTCAAAGACTTCTTGCGATGGGTAGTCCTCTTCAAGTCGAGCGACCATGCGGTCTATCTCAACCATCAGGGTGTGATTTGCATCGGTCATCGAGCCACTCAGAGGGGATATTTGGATATATGCACCACAAGAAACCATGCTTAGTTGCCCAGTCTCCATAGGTGGTTTTAGAAGCTTTTGAAAGCTTGTTATTGCGTTGGAATACGAAACGGATATCTAATTCTGGATTTTGTTCTTTTACAGCAAGCATCTTCCTTCGATCAGAAGGTTTGAAGAAACCTTTGGCCTCAAGAATTACCCCGTTCGGTAAGAAGAAGTCCGGTGTGTAACGCGAACGAGTTACATAGTCGAACTTTTGTACTTCATACAGAAAGGGGATTGCGTGCTTGTCGAAGTAATTACCAATCCGCTCCTCCAAACCGGAGCGGTAGTGCATCAGAAGTCGTAGTCGTCTCCCTTGCCAGCAGACTCCACCTGACGGACAGCAGGGTCAGAGGCTTTGAAGCCATCGACCTTGCCGAACATGCCTGCAATCTCATCGACTGAGAGAGTGCCGGAATCGACAGCGCCGTTGTTTGTCACCAGCTCCACGACCTGGACACCAACAACTCGAAGAGAGGTGCCGATGTTCGGACCCATCGAGTAGGGCTTCTGTTGAACGATCAGGTTGGCTTTGGTGCCTGCCCGGACGTCCCGCAGGATCTCCGGTGACAGTGGAGCACCATCTGTGTCAACAAAGACGGGCTCAGGCTTTGGCTTGCGGCTGCCGTCGCCAGCGCCGTAGCTGTACTTGACAAGTCCTGCCTCGTCCCAGGGGGTCATTGCCTCCTGTACACGGCCAGAAGACTTAGATCGTGCCCACTGGAGCAGCTCCTCCCGATCACTCTCCATCTTTTGGAGGGTTGCTTTGGGGACTGTGTAAGCAAAGGAACGGAGGTTGTACTTGCCACTGTCTTCAAAGACGTTGACGAAGCCGTTGAGGGTGGTGGGGAAGGTGTAGCGGTTTGCCATTGGTGATGAGTGATGGTGGGTTTACTTGCCTTGGCCTCGGCTTTTCTTGCGGCCGTGCTTGGTGAACTTGCTGTTGGTGCCCTGGCCCTGGCGGGTCTTCTTGGGCTTCCCAGAGATGAACGAATCTTTCGAGAGCTTGCTTCTCACAGGTCAAACTCCCGGTGGTAAGCAGCACAAGCGAGCCGTCCGTTGGCGCTCATGGAGAGGCATTGGGCGTACTCGTAGTCGTCGACGCTGAAGCGTCCTTCCTCCTGTTCTTCCAGCTGAGCGAAGTACGCAAGCTGAGAAGAAGCGAGACCAGAAGGGTCGATCTCGGTGTAATCAAGGATCATTAGATAATGGGATTAGTTGTATGGCTATGTGCAATCGACGAGAAGCCAATAAAAAAGGGGCCTCGTGGCCCCTCGCTTCCATTAGTGGAAATACATGTCAGCTGAACCTGAAACTAGCGCGTCTACCAATTCCGCCACATCCGCGTGGGGATCTCAGCGATTGTGCCGAGCACCGATCGAAGGTAGCAGAGAGGCAGACGCCTGCTTCTGGCCACCCATTAGTCGCGCCTAGATCGCCATAACAGCGGATCTACACGCATCGTCGGTGGCCTTGACGTAGCGGAGAGAGGTCTCCACGTTGGAGTGACCCATCAGGGCCATGATCTGTCTCGGGTGGGTGGTCTCCCCGAGGAAGGTGCCGAAGGAGTGGCGCAAGGTATGCCAGACGTGATCTTCTGTGATGCCAGCCTGTGCTCGAACCTTTTTGAACAGCCGATAGAGCTGGTCTTTGTTGGACCAGTCGTCCCTGAAGAGGTACGTCCGGTCTAAGCGGTTCTCGATGATGGGCTGGACCAGAGGATGCAGTGGGATGGACCTGCAGTTTTTAGCTTTGGTCACCAGTTGCTTGGGCTTACCGCCGACCCAGAGGATCGAACGTGCCAAGTCGACATCCGTCGAGCGGAGCTTGAGCAGCTCGCCCTGACGCACGCCTGTGTAGGCCGAGAAGACGATGGCGTCGGCCATGTCCTGCCGGTCGTAGATGTCGCGAGCGATGCTGGCTAGATGAGTGATTTGGTCTTTGGTGAAGTAGGTGAGACGGTGCTCGCCCTCGTCAGCCCGCTCGAACTTGGGGCAAGCGTATGTGTGAAGCCCAGCCAATTGGGTGAACTTCATCACAGTCGTGCCAGCCGAAAGGATGCGGTTGATCGTTGAGCCGGAGCGGCCTTCGTCTTCCATCTCTGCTTTGAACTCCAGCCACCAACCAGCGACTGTCATTCGTTTAAGTGGAAGCGATCGACCACAATAATTTGTGATGTGGCCTGAATTAATGGCGTTTGTTTTAGCGCTGTTCTTCCGCTTCCACTTCACACGCCAGGTGTAATCCAAGGCTTCACCCCACGTCTTAATCGTCGTCGGGTTCGTCGTCATAGGCCTGAAGTTCCTCCTTGAGTTGGTTGATCGGAAAGCTGGTGATGTTGTCCAGCAGATTGACGAAGTGCTCACCTTTGGGGGTGAGGTACAAACGCCACGCTCGCCAGTCGTCGGGATCTTGCTCCCGGCGAACCAGCTTGAGTCCAGAACGATGATCGAGTCGGTGCTTTGGACCGAGCCAAGTGACACAACGACTGCAGCTTGCGGGTTTAATCCCACAACTTTTATGCAGATCTTTCTGCTTACAGCCGTTGTGACTTGCAATCCACAGGAAAATCGCCATAAGTTGCGCAGGGAACTCCCGCTCGCCAGTACTGCGGAGGAGTTCCACAGCCATGAATAAGCGGTATGCTCCATCGCTGGTTATGGGTTTGCCAAGTGGCACTGACTAGGTATCGAACTGAACATCCCAAAGATAGCACTCTTCTAGATAATCAGCTAACGCCGCCAGGGTCTCGGCTTCTTCGTATGCACCTGCGTCCATGTAGGACATGATCCGCTCGATCGTGTTCTCGTTCTGGAAGTCCATTAACAAAAGAAGTAGGTAGATCTATTCACCGTTTCGATGTCCAGCGTGTTCTTCATGAGGCCAGGTGGAAGTGATACACCAACCTCATCGGCCCACTGCTGGAGCACAGGAGCCTTGTACATCTCGGCAAAGTGAAGCCGAATGTCGTGGGCCATCTGATCCATGTCGCAGGACCGGCCCAGCACACAGTCATGAATGACGGTGAAGGGCTTGTCCCAGAAAGCGAAGGTCAGGTGGAGTAGCGCAGCATCCATCGAATGCACGACGTTGGGCGCCAGGGCTGACCTGTGATGGGCAGCGTCGGGTCCGGCGTATCCATTGGCCACGGTGCATTTGATCCGAACACCACCCATGAGGCGGGTCTGAACCGGCACCTGAATGCTGACCCTGAGGTCTTGATTGACCACGAACCCAGAAGGGGTTGTCCATTGGATGGTTTCTTTGCCAGAGGCCAGGATCTCGGTGGCGCTGCGCTTGAGCCAAGCCATGACGTCGATGGGACCAGGCAACACCTCGGGGATGGCCTTGCGAAAGATCGCGTTGGTGATGACGTTGAGGTCACCACTCTCGAACTCACGCTTGTCCTCTTTGAGCTGCATTCGGATGTAGTTCCTTGCGCTTGATTGCGTCACCCCGTAGGGAGTACACATCACGGAGCGCTTGGTCACCTTGCGGCTCATCCACTCGTGGTACTTCTCAGGCATGTGCTTGAGGGCCGCTTCCGCCACCGTGCGGTAGGCATCTGCAGGCTTGTCCGTCGGACTGACATTCACCAGAGCAGCGGTGTCGCCACACAACGTGAGCGCACTGAGATGCTGAAGCCCCGAGCACGTCGCGTCTATGCCACAAGGTAGTCCTGAGGTGGTCTTGGTCTTGTCGATAAACAAGGCCTTCCACTCAAGGCAGGCAGCCAGGAAGCACCAGGGCTCACTGACGTCATGCCACTCCTTACAGCTGATGGGGTCAGAAGCAATCCGATCGATGAGTGATTGGTTGTCTTCTGTCCACTGGATCCTGTCCGCCATGGTGTCCTTGTCCCTGCCGAAGCAGGTGGCCAGGTGGATGGCAATCCATTTGCGATCAGCAGGTCCCTCATCAGCGAAGTAGATCAAGGACTTGTCGAAGTCCGTCCCTTGCGGATTGAGAGCCGTGTTCTGAAAGTAAATACGACCCCGGTAATCGAACGATGCTGGACACCACCAACGCTCCTCATCGGCGTACTTCCGGGCCACAAACATGACCTCAGTTGTGCGCCAATTCTTTTGAGAAAGCTGGGCGTTCTCGTTCATCGCATCCCGCATGGCCCGCTTGTAGGCCTTCACCTGATCATCAGGAGAATCTGGTTCAAGAATGTTCTCGGGCAAAGGCATCGGAGCATCACAGCGGAACTTGCCCACGGTGATGTTGTGCTCGTAATGATGGTCTGCAATGGCAAACACCAAGGGGTTGATTTTGTAGGCCTGTTGTTGAAGGTTGTTCAACATGGCCAAGGGAATGTCCCCTTGCTTACATGGTGCCAGTCTTGAAGCTCTACGAATCAAGGGATTCGACTGCCTCACTGACTCCATCAGGTATCCACCATGGGAATCGTTAGACCAATCAACAGGCGGGCATAACATCGGCCACTGACAAAAGGACATGGATTCAGCAGCAGCCAAGATCGTGTCCCGCTGCTCGATGAATCGTCGGCTGTAGCTGATGACACTCTTTCGTTTGTGTCCATGTTGAACCCAGCGACGTTCGAGCCATCCAGTCGCTTCGATGAGACAAACGATCAACCAAGCTCCAACCTTGTGATTCACACTGCGAGCCCAACGTTGCCAGTGAATCTGTTCTCTGTTGAAGGCACGGATGAACACGGTTGACTTCTGATGGAAGCCAGTGGAGCTGTGGAAGAAATGCTCTGTGCGGTTGTAAAGGCCAGGCTCTTGCTCTGCGTAGTAAGTCATCCGTAATTCGAGCTGCACATTGCTGCCGATGCGGGTGGTTAGCTCTACAAGCGTTGGCTCGGACTCTTTACCAAGAACATCCAGCACGGTCTTCATGGTGATGAGCGCAAGTGTCTCTGCTGGAGCGTCCTTGAGGTGATTGACCACCTCGACTGCATCCAGACCACATTTGCCCCTGCTCAGCGCGTTGTATTTCTTGCGGATTTGAGCAGCGACAGGTTCAAGCAAGCCTTTGATGGCTTGTTGTCCGTAGACAGTGGATGAGGCATAGGTGCGGGACTCAGCCTCTGTTGTCCTGTTACGCAGGCGCAGTGCGGCCTCTTCATGGGCCTGGGTCTCCCGCTTGAGTTGCCGAGAGACCAGGGTGAGATCGGTTGTCAAGTACAGTTCGCTACGTGGACGTGATTCGGTAATGCTTTCGACAGGCAATCCCCAGGCCGGGGCACCTCATGGATGGCCAGGCTGCTCAAGGCGAGCAGGGCGATGATGGCTTTAGTCATGGTTGAGAAGTCCTTCGAGGTCAGTCAGGGCAAGCCCTCTGCGGTCTGCTTCCCAGAAGATCTCTGTGAACCAAGTGCTGCCGCAGTTGTCCATGTGGGCTTCGTATTGCTCAGCCAGCTCCAGGTCCGTGAGCTGCTGCAGCGCAATGGCGTACTCAGATGGCCATGTGGAACCAAAAGTCATGGCCAGAAGCCCCGCGAGGCGAGTTCTTTCTGGATGCGATCAAACCTTTCAGCCACTGCCTCGTAGTCGTGATCCACCTCCGAGGTCGCCAGAAGGCGTTTGGCGTATGCATCAGCGAGGTCATTAAGTTGTTGGTCGGTGTGTTGTTTAAGAAGCATTTCTTTGATTTCACAACGTGCAAGTTTCTGCCAAGTGGAAACGATTTACCAATCAAAATCCTGTTCAAGTCGAATGATGCGCACAAGTTTCTCTCCGTGGTGACCAACCAGCTCGGCGTACTGCTGCTGGGCGTGAAAGCAGTCTTTGGCATAACAGGCGAAACGGTGTTCTCTTTGGTTGGGGTCGATGTAGATGCAGACGTATGGATGCATTGGGCTCGGCGCTCTTTCGTCAATCAGACAGTCGGCCTAGAAAGGCGCGACACATGGAAGATACAGGGGGATGTGCATAAGCAGTTAAGGATTGCTAAATGAAAGTGTTACGGCGTGAAACACGCCAGGCCATGATCGGGATCGAACCCAACAGCCAGGCCGCGATGGACCTGCTGACATGACAGCGACATCAACGGATCAAACTTGATTACCGGCCTCTCGCTTCAGGCGTGTCGCCGCGGGGTTTCTCTCCTGCGGTAGGTAAATAGTTCCACCTGTGGACGAGATGCGCAAGCCCCCTGAGCGTGAAGCAAATATTAAGACTTGATCTAGTACAAGCGTACTACACCTGAGACATAAAAAAAGCCCCGGCTCGAAGGGGCCAGGGCGTGAAGCTATGAGCCAACACGGGCTAACGCATAAAAGCCTCTAAGAATGCCTGTTCGAGCTTGGTGAGCTTGATGCTGGGGTCCTTCATGTGGGCACGGGCGCGAAGCCTGGCCCTCTCGCAGACCGGGACTGGGTTGCTGGCCAGATGGACGTTTCGGCCGTTGCTGGTGCGTGAGACTGCCATTGATCAGAACAGGACGTGATACAGGTGCCTAAGCAGCAGGTCTTCCAGCTGCGATTCGTAGCGCTCCAGGTCGGCGCGACGCTCTGGTGTGGTGTCGGGTTCGGCCAGCTCCTCACGGATCACACGGAGGTGGGAGCGTGCTTCAAGTTCTGACTCGAAGTGATACGTAGGCCAGGTCAGATCGCTGGCTTTGAACTCATGGGTGGACATGGTGAGGCCTTGATGAGTGATACCTAGGAGCCCCGTGAAGGGCTCTCTAGGGTTGGTCAGGTGGAATTAATCAGGCAACAGAGACTACGTGCTTGGAGCCGCTTCCGTGGGCCTCTACGTAGATGTCTTGCTTGGCACCATCACAGAGCGTGCATGTGATGCACTGGGCTTGACTGCCTTGCGCTGTTGCGGGGCAAAGCTTGCCGCTGTAGGCCTTGGCACCCTTGGGGATCACAGCGAACGTCTTCCAACCGAGGCGTGATGCTTCAAGGTAGTCAGCCATACCGTCACAGCTGGCCTGTAGGTGTCCCGTGGCCCACTGGGCGAAGGGCTCGCGCCATTGATGCGTGTAGCCAGTGTGACCGTCTGCGGCGTGGTTGATCACGCGGAAGATAAGGGGATCGACCAGGGCAGGGTCGCCGTAGGCTCCCCAGCGGACCTTGCGACCCTTAACGGCGCGGCGTGCTGCCAGGGCGTGTAGGTCGGACTGATACTTGCCAGCCTGGTAAGCCTTCCAAACAGACAGGGGAGCTTGGCCTACGTTGACGTAGCACGACCGGGTGCCGTCAGCCTGTTTGCGGTGTGGGCAGTTGCCGCAGATACTCACATCTTGGCCAAGCTTGACAGCTGCTACAGG